CAACTTAAATTCTTAGTTGTCTCAGCCAGTAAAGACAGAGCAGATAATTTTACTACCTTTACTATGCGTCTTATCAATGAGATGCCTATACTCTCTCCATTGATTCCCAGAGATGACCAGAGAAACAGTAAGGTAAGTTTTGATGTAAGACCAGCACAGGCCGATCATGCACCCTCCTGTTCGTCCAGAGGGGTCTTAGGGCAAATGTCTGGTGCTAGGGCTGATGAAGTTATTGCTGATGACGTAGAAGTACCCAATAATTCTTTTACCCAACCTATGAGAGACAAGCTATCTGAAGCTGTAAAAGAATTTGAAGCAATACTAAAACCAAATGGCAAAATTACCTTCCTTGGTACACCACAGGTAGAAAATTCTGTATATCTAACACTAGAGGAAAGAGGATATGAAACTAGAATCTGGACTGCACGTTATCCAGAACTAAAAAACAACTACGGAGATAGACTTGCCCCCAAAATACAACAACAACTGCTAGATGGTCTTGTAAAGCCTAAAGATCCTGTAGATCCTGATAGGTTCTCATCAATAGATCTAATGGAACGTGAAGCTTCCTACGGACGTTCTGGGTTTAATCTACAATTCCAACTAGATACAACCCTATCTGACCAAGATAGATACCCATTAAAAATAAACGATCTGGTAATTGCTTCTGTAAATAAAGAATTTGCACCAGAAAAAGTTATATGGTCTAACAATTTGGTGACTTTATAGAATATACAGGCTCAGTTATGTTTGTTGACCCCTCAGGGAAGGGCAAGGATCAGACCGCTATAAGCTGCGTTAAGATGCTTAATGGTAATTTATACGTAACTGAGTGTTTAGGACTGTCTGGGGGCTATACAGACCCCGTTCTGGATAAAATAGCAAGACTAGCTAAAGAAAATAAAATTAATTCTATCCTCATTGAACAAAACTTCGGAGGAGGAATGTTTGCTGAACTGCTTAAACCCTTCCTTATGAGGATTCACCCTTGCCATGTTGAAGACATAAGAAACAATAAAACCAAAGAATTACGCATAATTGACACCTTAGAACCTGTTATGAACTCTCACCGACTAATAATTGATCGCAAAGTGATAGAAAAAGACTTCCGTTCCAACCCTCAAGAAACACCAGAAAGAAGACTTAAACTTCAACTTGTCTATCAACTATCTCGCATCTCTCGTCATAGAGGTTCTCTTGTTCATGACGACCTTATTGACTCCCTCGCTGGTGCAGTTGCCTACTGGACAGATTACATGGCTCAAACTGAAGACCTTAACATCATGAAAAGAAAAGAAGAATTACTTTCCATTCATTACGAAAACTGGGATTCAATGGCAAACAATACAATATCTCAAACTGCTATGGGTATGACCCCTCAACAAATAAGAAATTCTAATGTATCTACTGATGGATTTATAAGTAACGCTTATTAATGGACAGTATAGGAGAGAACAAGGCCGTACTCTCTCTACACACTAAGGTTACCCTTAGTGATTCACTAAGGATTCCTTTATGGTCTATTTCTTGGTTGATTGCTTGCTGGGTAACCTACCAAAATATTTTACTGGAAAAATTTGAAGGGGTTACACGTACGCTATCCGTCTTGTTTCCCCCCTTCGATTTTTAAGATTTTTTACAAAAAAAGATAGCAGAATACAGCAAAACTATTGGTATCACTAGGATCTCATAATATATCTTATATTATTTCTAGGGATTCCCTGATTTTTGTCTTTTTCACTGGTCAAACCTTTTTGTTTTTGATTAATCGGTGGGGTATATGGTTGCTACCTGATGAGCAGATATTGACTACCTGATAGCAAGAAATAACTAAATGTTACTAAATGTAAACATAAATATTCCTAGTGATACCAAGGGATTAAAAGGAATAGGAAAGAAAACAGTTGACAGTCTTTGAGAGTACTTGTTAGAGTATGGTCATCAGGTCAACAAGGCTTGATTGCTTTATCAAAAAAACCTTTAACCAATCATGACTATTTCAAAACCAAGAGTAAGAGTTGAAGAAGAAATCCTTAACGACTTCATGAGGATTCTTGAGGAAAACAAAGACAAGAAAAATCCATGGGCAAAACCTTGGACTGCTACCAGTTCCGAAGGCCATATTAATTTCCTTACTGGCAATCGTTATCAGGGTATGAATGTAATCTTGCTTGAGATGTATCAGTTCTCTAAAGGCTATGAGCTTCCTTGTTGGGTAGGCTATCAGCAAGCCAAGAAAGAGCTTAACTGTGTACCCAGAAAAGGCTCTAAGGCTGCAAGGATAGTGCGTCCTAATCCAATCAAGATTGATGCTAAAGATGATGCTGGCAAGCCTATTCTTGACAAAGAGGGCAACCCTGAGTTTTTCATGAAGATGACTTTCAAGGGTGCAAGTGTTTTCAATATCGCTGATCTAGTGGGTCTTGATGACAAAGCTCAAGAAAAGCTAGATCAAAAAATCAAAGCTTTCAAGGGTCAATGTGAAGAGAACGCTAGACCACTCTCTGAGAGGTGCAAGGCTGCTCATGACAGGCTCATGATCTTTAGTAAGGATCTTAAGGGATCTCTTAATCATGGCTCTGATATGGCTTATTACAGAGATGATCTTGACTCTGTAACCATGCCAAACAGAGAAGACTTCAAGAATGATGAAGCTTATCTTTCAACACTGGCTCATGAGTTTGCTCATGCTACAGGTCACAAAGATAGACTTAACCGCAAGTGGCTCAATGAGTACGCAAAGTACAGACCACAAGAGGAGCTAGTAGCTGAGTTCTCAAGCATATTGATAGCCAACAGACTACAAATTACTTGCGATACTCAGAATCATGCTTCATACCTTGGGGGCTGGGCTTCAAGAATCAAAGACTCTAAGAATCCAGCACAAGAGTTATTCAAGGTCTTTAGCTACGCTTCCAAGGCTGCTAACACTGTCTTGGGTGAAGCTTAAGAATCTTTCCTAGAGGGCTGTTCTAGCCCTCTCTGAAGGACTCTAAACAAGTACTTCAACTAAACCCTTTATCAAAAATTAAAACCATGTCTGAAATCTTAGTCACAACTAGAAAAGCATACGGAACTACATACGTTGATGTAGTCAATGACGAACAGAGAATACCTTTACAGTCTTTGACAGGTAACGAAACTCTAACTCAAAGTAATATCAATGCCTTAAAAAAGTTAGGTTTTACTTTCAAGCTTCAAGCAACTACACCAGACATTACTTTCTAATCATGAACTATCAAAGAACTAAAGTTTCAAGTGTCGAGTATTGGGATTACTTTTGGGAACAATTCAATATGGATTATGACGAATGTATGGGCTATGCAGACTACGACATAGTTTATAAACGAACTAAAGAATCCGTTGACAAACAAATAGTAATCACTTCCTGACTCTCTCTTAGAGGGCTGATCTAGCCCTCTATGAGTGACTCATCTCTCACTCAATCGTTCAATCGCTTTATCAAATTATGGCTACAACTAAGTCAAAGAAATCAACTAAAAAAGTTGAGTACAAACAACAAGAAAGAGAAGTAATCGCTTTTCTTTTAGTCAGTCATGGATCTTGGGTCTGGTCTATCGGCAGAGATCCAAGCATAGTACACGCAACAAGATGTGTACGCAAAGCCAAAAGAGACTACGGACTCAAGGGCTGGCAAGTTATTTCAGTAAACATCTATGACATAGATGACTGTAAGAACTGGGCATTTGATGGATATACTCTTGTTGATGCTGACAAGCAAGACAAGGAATCCAAAGCCTACAAAGAAGGAGATATTTATAACCCATATAGAGGTTGTAAATCCTTAAAATTTATTGAGACTTTAGAAGTCGTTAGTTGACATTCTAAAATCAATCGGGCATACTTGTATAAGGTATGCCCCGCCCTTTAACCACAACAACGGAGTCACAAATGCACAACCTTTCACAACTAAAGACAGTACATATTACAGGTCTTGAGTGGCGAGATACAGTCAACGGCAACTCATACTTTGCTCTTGAGATTTCACTTAATCTTGATGCTAGCAGAGGAGAACCAAGAACTACTATAAAAATTCCTTTACAGTATGGGTACGAAGACCAGTATCTTTACGAAGCTAACAAGATAATCCGATCTCAATTTAGATTATCTAAATGGTACAAAGAAAAGTGGAATATACATCATGCTCAAAGTCATTACAAATTTAAGCTTGAGTATTACAAGATGAAAAATTGCACTAAGCAAAGGATTAAAAAATGGTATGACGAAAGCAAAGATTTCTATGCCAAGGTTTCAACTAGAGAATTTTTCTATAGTTGACAACTAAAAGTTATTCGGCCATACTCAATGAAGGGTATGGCCTACCCTATAAGCCACAATAACGGAGTCACAAATGATTTTATTAGAAATCCTATTAACAATAGGTGTCGTAGTTCTTTTTGCTGAACTGTCAGACAGGTTCAACAAATACATAGAAAACAAAAAGAAAAGA